TTTAGTTAAATTTTTTAACCACAAGCAAGTTCTTTTTTGAATAGGGTGTCCATATTCATAAGGTTGTATAATTTGATTATATTTAGGAAGATTATAAATCTTACTTGATATAGGATTTTCAACACAGATTTTATTTATTGGTGCATTGTATAATGCCATAAAAAATTCTTTAGCTTTCAATCCAAGTTTATATCTATCTTCATTTAACTTTCTTTTAGGATATAAAAATCTAGCACCAGCATTGGATAGATATGTGCAAGGTGGATGAGCAATCATAAGATCCCAACCTTTATCAAGATGTTCTAATACATCCCCTTGAAAATGATTACCTGGACTTTCAGTAGGTAGTATATCACAGGACCAAGCATCATGACCTTTGGCAGCAAAGGCATCCCTCACTATACCTGAATATTCACACGCTATTAATATTTTCATTATTCCCTTTATTTTTCAGTTTTCCCCTTTACTAAATGCTTTAATATAGTTGTTGTTGGGTTTATGTCATAATCAGAAAAAGCACAATTAGTTAATATAAAAAATATTATAATATATTTCATTACTCAGTTTTTTCTAAGGCTTCTTTTAATTCTTTTATCTCTTCTTTTAATTTTATGATATGCCAATCTTTTATATCATTATCAGTTTGTAAAACATCAATAGTTTTTTCAAGATCATTATCCCCTCTTTCCTTATCAGCTTTTATTTTCTTTAATTCTTTTCTTAATTTCTTTAGTTTAATACTATCATCATATTCATTAAACATACCCTCATAGGTCATTTTAATACCTCTATCTTTTTAACAACTGCTCTAGGATATACAGTTACAGTTCCAACAGAAAGTTTATCTCCATCATAATTAAATGAAGTAAATATCTTAACCATTTTACTATCTTTAGAAAAAAGATAACCTATATCTTCGCACCATTGGAAAGTTAATTTTTCAACATCTGCTAAGCTATCAAACCAAGAAGCATCAGTAATTATATCTTGCCAAATAATTTTTACTCTTTTATATTTAAACTTTGGCTTGATACCATGCTTTGTATAAGTCATTTACGCTTACCTTACCTTTAGTTATTTCTATTATTTTTTTAACCATTTCTGGATTTGGAAATCTTTTTATCTTTGAGGTCAAGCACCATCTATTCACGTTAGTTCCTGGATTTTGTCCATTAAGTCCTAGCATTTGTCCAAAAACATAATAGGATAACTTCTTATCTTTTCTATACTCTTCAAGTGTCATAATTCCTTTCTTAGTTGATCTAATATAGAGGTATATATAAAATATTTAATTTGACAACAAGTTTTATTAGTTTATGGTGTGGAAAACAAAGGAACTAAATGAATAAAACTCAAGAACAATTACAAGATCAAGCGTTCTCAATCTATAATGGTGGAGAAGGATTAAAGCATTGGTCTTATTCTTCAACAAGCTCTCCATTCGCAAAGAATATAATTAACTATTCTTTTCCACAAGAAGTTAGAAGAACATTCCCATTCAGACACGCAGCACAATTTGGCAACCTAGTTAATAATACGGTACAAAGGCTTTTGGCTAATACAATTTATGTAACTAAAACAATTAAGAAAACTGAGTTCACAAAAGAAGATAGAAATTACGACACAGCTTATTTTGCAGAGCTAGATATTTTAGATAAGAAGAAACCAGTAGATAAAAAAGATGAGTTCGCCAGAAAAGAAATGTTAAACTATGTCCATGACGCAATTTCTCAAACTAAAAAGGTTGTGCAAGATATTATGGGTAAGGATAAAATGGTTTGTGAGAGGTTTGTCGAGCAAAAAGAAATGACCATGATTAAACCAATTATTGGCAGAATAGATTATGAAAATAAAAATAAATTTATAGAATTAAAAACGAAGCCACCAAAAGTTTACAAAGTAAAGGGTAAAGAAGAGTGGAACATGAGAACTCAAGATTTACCAAGTGAGCCTTTGCTTACTAATATAACACAGACTTCATTCTACTATATGGCAACAAAAAAAATACCTTACCTCGTTTATGTAAACGATAAAGGTTCAAAGGTTTTTGATTCAAGCCATGAGTTGCTGAAGCCAGATCATTTAGAACATCTTTATTTTAAAATGGTTGAGAAGATTCTTTTATGGGAAAAGATGATTATGTTTTGTGAAGGTAACATAGAGAAGTTAGCTTTGATGTGTGAGCCACCAGACATGGAACATTTCTTTTACTATAAAGATTTAACTAAAGATCAGGAAAAATTAATAACTAAACTATGGGAAAAAAAAATATGAAAAAAAATATATACCAAAAACTACACTCAGCTTGTATTGAAGCAGGTGGTGTATTAAAAGCAGACAAAGTGTCTGGAATGAGATTCAATCCTCTTCTCCATGATGCCGTACAAGAAAAAGCGACACAAGCATTGTTAGATAATGGTTTGTATGCGACTTGCAATTATGTAACAGAAATTGTGTCAAATATAAAAAAAGTAATGGTCGTATGTACTATGAAAGTTTATGATATTGAAGATCCAACGCAACATATACTTGTTGATGGTTGTTCATCATTCGGAGATATTAGTATGTTTGGTACTGGTAACGCCATGTCATACTCACGAAAGTATGCGTTCTTAAATCTGTTAAATTTAAAAACAGGTATCAAAGATGAAGATGGTTATGAAGCCAAACCATTTAAAGAAATTCCAAAAGCAAAAGCTAATGGTACAGATCCAACCTATCTTGATGAAGAGATAAATGTGGAAGGTATAAAGGATGAATTTAAAAATACTAAAACATTAACTGAATTTAATACAGTTAATGAGAAGTATAAAAATGACATTCAATACTTAATAAAAAATAACTTGAGAGCTTATAGACAAGTTTCAGATATTGCTGGAACTCATAAGATCAAGTTACAAAACAACAATAAATAAGGAGAAGTAAATGACAGACCAGGCAAAAATATATATAAAACTTATGCCAAATAACGATAAGCAACCAGGAGATAACAGACCTAGTTGGGTTGCACCAATAAATCCAAAATCACCAGAAGGTAAGGTTTGGAGAATTGGCTGCAAAATAGGAGAGACTTGGTATAACCAAGCCGCCTTTGATGACACAAACGATCAAGGAGAACCAACAGGAATGATTAATGTAGTTCTATCTCCTAATGATTCTGGTGCTAGTGCCAGACCACCACAGAATAAGGGGTTTACAAGCAAACCTGCTTCAAGTAATAATCAAGAGTATAAGTTTTAAGTAATTAAAATTTATATCGTCTTAGAGGGGTTTTTTCTTTCTTAGTTCCCTTTCAAAGTTTTCCTCTCTAAGACATAAAAAAAATATGAAAGATAAAATAGATACACTTAAATATGGTGATAGTGTTAAATGAAACTTATAAATGACGATTGTTTAAAAGTGCTACCGACACTACCTGATCAAAGTATTGATTTAATATTAACAGATCCACCTTATGGAACGACAGATTGTAAGTGGGATAGTATAATTCCATTTGAGCCAATGTGGAAAGAATTAAAAAGAGTTATTAAAGAAAATAGTTGTATAGTTTTATTTGGTAATGAACCATTTAGCAGTTTTTTAAGAACATCAAATATTAAATGGTTTAAATACGATTGGGTTTGGAATAAAAAAAATATTGGTAATCCTTTAATTGCTAAATATCAACCATTAAGACAACATGAGCTTATTTCAGTTTTTTATAATAAAAGATGTAATTATTATCCAATTAAAACTGATTTACATATTGAAAGAAATTGGAAGCAATATAAAAAAAGCGATAATGTTCTTAATGGAAATGCAAAAAAAGGAAATATAGGAAAAACAAAAGGAAAATATCCAAAATCAATTATAGAATTTTCAAACTCAAATAGAAAAAAATTACACCCAACACAAAAGCCAGTAACTTTATTAGAATACTTAATTAAAACTTATACTAATGAGAATGATACTGTCTTAGATTTTACAATGGGATCAGGTAGTACAGGGGTTGCAGCTAAAAACTTAAATAGAAAATTTATTGGAATAGAGTTAGATAAAATTTACTTTGATATAGCTAGTGAAAGGATTAATAATGAAAATAACAGATATAGATAAAGAGATTGAAAAGAAAATTATTGATGAACGTCAAAAAGATTATGGTAATTATCAAGATAACTTTATTATGTTAGCTGATATGTTTACTATCATACTCGCAAGTAACTTAAAAAAACGAATTAAACCACACCAAGTAGGTCAATTAATGATGGGATTAAAACTTTATAGAACCACACGAAATTTTAAGGCAGACAATTATACAGATTTAAGTATATATAACAAGATGACTAAAGAGGTACACAAAAAAGAGGTTGCCAAAAAGGATAAAATATGACTATATATACAAGAATCAAAAATGGAGAGTGTAGTTTTACACTAACTGAAGAATTTGATTCAGTAGAGAAGGCTGCTCATGGTCCAAATGAAGGAACAAATGCAGAAGTAAAAATCGAAAATGTTAAAGTCGATTTTACAATAGTAAAAAAGGAGAAGGATGGAACAAGTAAGGTTACGTCTGCAAAAGTACAGGGATCTTCAGGAGAAGAAACACAGAAAGTTTCTGGAGACAAAGTTACAAGCTGAGAAGTATCATCAAGACAGTATTAGATTGATGAGAAAAGTAGTGCAGACACAAGAAATGTTAATGGCAAGATAGTTATTAATATACATTATGGAAAAATAAATAAAGGAACTATAGGGGAGCTATGACTAAAAATAAAATATTTACTGAAATTAAACTTGCAATGAGAGCTGGACACTATCGTGATCTAACTCATCAAGAAAAGAAAATATATAAGAACGCATTTAAAAATGGTTACAAGTTAGCCAAGATACATTGTAAAAAAAGAAGTCCAGAGTTTTATAAGCCAAGAAGAATTATTAGTTACTCATTTGCCAAACCTAGTACAAGAATTATTGACAGTCTTATTAATAGAATTTGTGTTCGTTACGAAGTACATAAAAAAAGTTTAATGGGTAAGGTTAGAACACAAGATATAGTTAGAGCAAGA